TTGTTTTCTAAGGCTGGTGTACTACTCAATTGATCATTTTCATAAAGTTGATTAGTAACTGCTAATTCCGAGGATGGGTAAATACTATTTAGATGGTAAAATTCATTTACTCCATAACTCCAACCTGTAAATGGAAAACCACCACCTGCTCCTTGTCCACTCATTCCTCCATGATTCCAACATTTGGTTAAATCATTTAATCGATCAAAATTTACTGGTCCTGCAGCCCCACCTCCTGGGCATTGTACAGAATTAGCACTCCATTGTGCGTCATCAACACTCCAAACTCTAAAAAATATTTCACTTGGTTCAGCTAATGATTTTGTAAATTGAAGATTAATTTGTCCATTCCAACTAGCAGATGATGATGCGGGATAATTTGCTGTTGTTCCTTCTGCTACATATGAACCTGAACCACAACCTGATGCTGGTAAAGGTAATGTTCCTTGATTATTCTCGTAATAACCTTGACTAGGTGAGTTTGGAACTTGTGCTAATGGGGAACCACTATTTCTATTAATTGATTGTGGTGTGCCCGAACCTGTCATTGCTACATTATATAATATTCTATCATCACTTCCATCTTGATCTCCTTCCCATAAACATTTAACTGATGTAGGGTAAGGATTTACTTGAGGATAAAGAGTTCGACTAGTTGCATAAAAAGATCCATCGCTTTGATCATAATTCATTTCTTTAAAACCATATTCTAAAGCTCTTTGTAATTTAGTAATTTCTGTATTTGGTTGGGAACCTAAATCATCACCAATAAATAAGGAATCAGCTACAACATCATTATTCCATATAATTTGAAATCTAGATATGTGGGTTTCTGCTTCAAAATTAGCTGATACTACTCCCGTTCCTATTCCAGATGATAATGCTTTCCAAGTATATACTTTTGCTTGATCATCAGAATCAGCAACAGCATTTCCTCCATTAGGAGCACCATTATTACATGAAACTACACCTATATCAAGAGCACCAGCTTCAGTTGTTAACTGAATTGTTGGTAATCCTAGCATTATTCTAAAAAAATTAGGGGTAGCCATTTATTTACGTTTTAATTGGTCTATTTCTGATTTTAGTTCTTTAATAGCTTCAATTAATACGCTTACAAGTTTTTCATATCTTACTGCTTTATAACCGTTACTATTTTCTGTTACTAAAGATGGGAAAACTTCTTCAATTTCCTGAGCTATTACTCCAACATCATGTCCAGCATACATTTCTTGGTTTTCATTCCAATCAAACTCAACTCCACTTATTTGTGAAACTTTTTCTACTGCATTTGAAATTGGTAAAATATTATCTTTTAATCTTTCATCTGATCCCGCAAATGCTATTATATCAGCTGTTGCTCTTATTGAACCTGTAACAAACAGAGTAGCACCATTAAATTTTAAATTAGATTCACCTTGTATAGTACCTGTTTGTCCTGTAGCTGTTAATACATTATTATCTGTATTACCATTAATTGTTATAGTATCACCTACAACTGTACTAGAACCTACTGTTATATAATATCTTGCTCCATTGTAATATACACCTAAAACATCAGCTGCATTTGCTGCAGAAGATGGTGTATAACCTGTTGTTCCTAAGAATGTATGTGGGTCTGAGAATGTTAAAGTTCTTCCTCCAGTTGAATCTTGAGTAACTACTATTACACCTGTATCACCTGTAGTCCAACTATTAAATGCCAATACTTTATTACCATTTAATGTTATTCCTGCGTTTGAACCTGCTGTAACATCCCATGTTACATTAGATGAACCTGTAGCAATTGCTTGTTCGTCTATTTGGAAATTACCTTGTAAGTGTGTTGTACCTCCATCAAAAGTAAATTTAGCTGATCCTGAAACAATACCTGTTGAACCTATAGAGGTCATGATGTTATTATCAATATTACCTTGTATTGCAGCTCCGTCTACACCAGTACTACCTTTTGCACCTGCTGCACCTTTATCTCCAGCGCCTCCTTTATCACCTGCAGCACCTTTGGCTCCTTTTGCTCCAGCATCTCCTTTTTCTCCGTCACCACCTTTTTCTCCATCGCCACCTTTTTCACCAGGTCCACCTTTTTCTCCATCGCCTCCTTTAGCACCTGGGGCTCCTTTATCTCCTTTAGCTCCATCGTCTCCTTTAGCTCCGTCATCTCCTTTAGCTCCATCGCCTCCTTTTTCTCCGTCACCACCTTTTTCTCCATCTGCACCTTTTTCTCCA